GTTGGAGCACTGACACCAATTCCAGGTGGTGCAACAATTGGTAGTATAGCCGGTAATGCTATACAAGACAAACTTGCTGACAAAGAGGAAGAAGACGCATCTTTATTTGATGATGCTACCTGCAATATGAGCGAAGCCGGTGAAAGTTGTCCAGTTCACGGAGTAGAAGAATGTTGGGGGTCGGAGTCCAGCCCACTGGCAGGTCAATATGGACACAGTGGTAAAATGAAAGAAGTTGGAAAAGAAACATCATTCTTAGATCGCCTAAAAGAACTTTCTGGAATGGTTCGCAACTAATTTAACAATTAGAACAACCGCGTCATAAATAGTACTTGACGCTAAGGAATTAAGCGTGTACACTACACAAGTGAATACGCTTTTTTCTTTTGTATCACAGGCAACTAGAATCTAAAAATTTAGATAGGCAACAACCATAAACAATTCGAAAGGCAACTTATTATGGCATCTTTAGCAGAAATTCGTGCGAGACTCGCACAATCAGAAGGTAAATCACAAGGCGGCAACTCCACAGGTGGTGATAATGCAATTTATCCACACTGGAATATGGAAGAAGGCGCTTCCGCAACACTCCGATTCCTCCCAGACGGTAATACAAAAAACACATTCTTTTGGCAAGAACGTGCTATGATCCGTTTACCATTTAATGGTATCAAAGGCGAGATGGAATCAAAACAAGTATATGTACAAGTACCTTGTGTAGAAATGTGGCAAGAAACTTGTCCAGTTCTTACAGAAGTTCGTACTTGGTTCAAAGACAAGGCATTAGAAGAAATGGGTCGTAAGTATTGGAAAAAACGCAGTTACATTTTCCAAGGCTTTGTTCGCGAGAATCCACTCGGCGATGACAAGACTCCGGAAAATCCAATCCGTCGCTTTATCATTGGTCCTCAGATCTTTACCACTATCAAAGGTGCGTTAATGGATCCAGAGTTGGAAGAATTGCCAACCGACTACTTACGTGGCTTGGACTTCCGTATCAGTAAAGGCAGCAAAGGCGGCTTTGCTGACTACAATGGCTCTAAGTGGGCCCGTAAAGAAACAGCACTTACAGAAGCTGAACAAGCGGCTGTTGAACAGTATGGCTTGTTTGATTTGAGTACATTTATGCCTAAGAAGCCAGGCGAAGTTGAACTCAAGGTAATCAAAGAAATGTTTGAAGCATCAGTTGATGGTCAAAGCTATGACACAGAACGTTGGGGTCAGTATTTCCGCCCAGCAGGTGTTAATGCTCCAGCTACATCTGGTCCTGCAACATTTGTTGACGGTCACGGTGACGCACAAGAAGTCAAAGCAGCACCAGCACCAGCGGCATCAAGTGACTTTGATGACGAACCAGCACCAGCGGCAGCTCCTATTGAAGCCAAACCTTCTACACAAAAAGCAGAAGATATCTTGGCAATGATTCGCGCTCGTCAAAAGGCGTAAGCATTTAGTCTAAATACTAACACAAGGGTTGCCCCTTGTGTTAGTATTACTTTATACAACTACAGAGGTGAAATATGGCCAAGCCATTTGATATAAGCAAGTTCCGCAAGGACATTACAAAGAGTATTGAAGGTCTGAGTATTGGATTTAACGATCCAACTGATTGGATCTCAACAGGCAACTTTGCCTTGAATTATCTTATCTCCGGAGATTTCAATCGAGGTATTCCCTTAGGTAAAATTACAGTGTTTGCCGGGGAATCGGGTGCAGGTAAAAGTTACATCTGTTCTGGCAACATTGTTAAGAACGCACAAGAGCAAGGCATTTTTGTCATCCTAGTTGATACAGAAAACGCACTTGACGAAACATGGCTACACGCACTTGGTGTAGATACTGGCCCAGACAAATTACTTAAACTGAATATGAGTATGATTGATGATGTGGCCAAGGCTATTTCAACATTCATGATTGACTACAAAGCATTGCCAGACGGCGAGCGTATGAAGGTGCTATGGGTTATTGATTCGTTGGGTATGTTACTTACTCCTACCGATGTTAATCAATTTGAAGCAGGCGACATGAAGGGCGACATGGGTCGTAAACCTAAAGCACTTACAAGTCTTGTTCGTAACTCGGTTAATATGTTTGGAGGCTTCAATGTTGGAATGGTATGTACCAACCATACATATGCAAGTCAAGACATGTTTGACCCTGATGACAAAATTAGCGGTGGTCAGGGCTTTATCTATGCGTCAAGTATTGTGGTTGCTATGAAGAAAATGAAACTCAAAGAAGACGAAGATGGCAACAAAATCTCTGAAGTTATGGGCATCCGTGCCGGCTGTAAAGTAATGAAAACACGCTATGCTAAACCGTTTGAAGGTATGCAGGTTAAGATTCCTTACGAAACAGGTATGAATCCTTACAGTGGTCTAACTGACTTGGCTGAGAAAAAAGGTCTGCTTAAAAAAGACGGCAATAGATTGATGTTTGTTACCAGCGATGGGGAAATCATCAAACAGTTCCGCAAAGCCTGGGAATCAAATGAAGATGGTTGCTTGGACAAAGTAATGGTAGATTTTGCAAATCAAAAAGAAACGGTAAGTACTGAAGATACAGCCACGGAGGAATAAGAATGTCAGTAGAATTAAGTAAAGAAATCTGGGATGAACTCAAGCGTTATGTAAACACAGTTGACCGCGACGAAGCCGCAGAAACATTAGTTTCGGTATTAATTGATAACGATGTTGACGCAGATGAAATTAAATCAACTTTTAAAACAGATAGTGAAGTTAAACGAGCCCTTACTAGTTACCTTAAAGATCACGAGGACGAGGTTGACGAGGACGAAGAGGACGACGACTACGAGGACGACGACTATTAATGTGGTATAGTAAAGTAGTTGCCGATCTTGGTAATATTCCCGACTTTATAGCACACTATGAAGGTGAGCTAGAGGACGCCAAACGCGATGTACGTATTGGCGGACTTGTGGAGAAAAATATTACTGCACTTCCTGGCATTACTGAACACAGGTTTAACCAACTACAAGAAATTGAAGCCATTCTGAATCATCTTAACATACAGTTACGCAAAATACGTCGCCGACACTTTCAAAAGTATTTAGAAGGTTATGCTCGGGCCCTGACTAGTCGTGATGCAGAAAAGTATGTAGATGGCGAAGATGAAGTTATTGATTTTGAAACCATTATTAATGAAGTGGCATTATTGCGTAACCGTTGGTTAGGCATTATGAAAGGGTTGGACAGTAAGAGCTGGATGAGCGGCCATATTGTAAGACTACGCACAGCCGGTATGGAGGATATACAAGTATGAAATTTGAAAGAACCTCAGACAGTCACCAACACAGTCTTGAAACATTAAATCAGTTGTTTCTATACAGTGATTTTATGTACAGTATTGCTACCTTGGTAGATCTTGGATGCGGCTTTGGTGACGATCTTAAATGGTGGGCTACACGTACTACTGATGATGAACCTCCGGTTCCATTGAATATAAAATGTACCGGCGTAGATCTAGTTGACCAACTGCCGGTGACAAAAAGTCACAACAATATATCTTATCAAAAATGTGATTTTGAAAGTCTCATTGCGGCACCCGACAAAGGATTTGATATCTTGTGGTGTCACGACGCTTTCCAGTTCGCCTTAAATCCAGTGCAAACTCTCAGTCGTTGGTGGGATATAGCTAGCCCAGGTGGTATGTTATACATCTGTGTTCCTATAACACAACGCATACATCGCCATCAATTGGATTATTCGTTGCCCTCGGGCAATTATTATCACTATAGCATGGTAAATCTTATGTACATGTTGGCCACTGCTGGATGGGATTGCCGAAGTGGATTTTTTAAACAATCGCCTAACGATAATTGGTTACATGCCATAGTTTATAAAAGTGCTCAAGAACCCGTGGATCCAAAAACTGCTTCTTGGTATAGGTTAGCAGAACTTAAACTATTACCAGAATCAGCCGACGCTAGCATCAATGCCCACGGCTATTTAAGACAGCAAGATCTAATAGTGCCCTGGATTGATCACAGTTTAATGAGTATGGCTGTACGCTAAACCCTTGTTTTTACAAGGGTTTTTTTACGGTTGACCATTAATTACCTTTTTGCTATAATAGTAGTATAACAATTAATAAAGGAGTTTAAATGGAATCAAACACAATCATTGTTTTAATAGCATTGACATACGGCGCATTCTTAGGCTACTGTTTTGGACGTTATCAAGGCTACACAAAAGGTGCCAATTTTGCGGCTAAAATCTACCGTAAGTAAGCGGTTGACCAGAAATCACCAATATAGTATAATAGTTGTATTGTTAATAAAAAGGAGCTAACCTTGAGTACAGTAATTATTAAAAACGGAACATACCGTAATCAACCCGTAAACAATGTGACCTTTAACTTAGTAAAGGGTTACCAAACAGGAGCCAAAGGAGGCTACGTGACTGTAAATGCAGATGGTTTTTTTGGCCCAGACTTACCAGAAGTGGTTCGTGTCAATGTAAACAGCATTGAAGATATAGAATTTACCGCAGAATCAGTTCCTGCAGGTGAATTTGTAGCACCCATCGCTCACCCACAAGTCCACGTTCATAATAAAGTACCAGTGGAAACTGACGAAGAAGTTATTGCCCGTATTGGCGAACGCTTTGACATCCTTGACCAAATGACCAAGGCTACAATTGCCGGTGACGTCCGTGCAATGATTGTAGTTGGCCCTCCTGGTGTAGGCAAGAGTTATGGTGTGGAAAAACAGCTAGAACATAGTGGCCTGTTTGATCAGTTGTCAGGGCGTCGTGTCAAGTATGAAGTGATTAAAGGTGCAATGACTCCAATCGGTCTGTACTGCACCTTGTACAAACACTCAGACCGAAACAATGTCTTGGTGTTTGATGACTGTGACTCTGTGTTCCAAGACGACTTGAGCTTGAACATTCTTAAGGCCGCCCTGGACTCTGGCAAGAAGCGTCGTATCTACTGGAACTCAGATAGTGCTATGTTGCGTCGTGAAGGCGTTCCAGATATGTTTGACTTCAAAGGCTCGTGTATCTTTATTACTAATCTACAGTTCCAAAACCTTAAGAGTAAGAAGTTGCAAGACCACTTAGAAGCCCTACAGAGTCGTTGTCACTTCTTGGACCTTACACTTAATACTATGCGTGATCGTTTCTTGCGTATCAAGCAGATTTACCTCAAAGGTGAATTGTTTGCAGACTACGATTTTAGCACAGAACAAAGTGACGAGATCATTGGGTTCATGGAAGCCAATCAGACCAAATTGCGTGAAATGAGCCTGCGTATGGCACTGAAGATTGCAGACTTGACCAAAGTATCAGG